GCTTCAAAGGCTTGGTAGTGGGAGTCTTGGCTCTGGGCCCCGTGTTCACTACTGGAAAGGGTGCAGGGCCAAGAGGGCGTGGCTTCTCTGCGGCATCGGCCTTGGCCTTTTTAGCCGCTTTGTGTTTTGCGTATCTCTCCTTCGCCTTCCTGTTCAGCTCAGGATTAGCTCTTTCACCTTTTCCGGCACTCTCCTGAGCCTTTTTAAGGTCCCGCTTGCTCTTGATTCTGCTGGCAACGGCCCTTCCAGCCTCAACTCCGAGGCGTGGGTCAAGGCCGCGTTTCATGTCGCCTACGAATCTTTTCAATTTGTCAGCCATAATGGGGATTTTAACTAATTATTTTGCAAGTTGCAATATTAAGTCTTTTTCCTGTTTAGGTTCCGCAAGAACCTTTCGTAGGCCGGGAAAAAGATTTCCTCCATGCACCGCACGACTGCCTCCTCCTCAAAATGCTCAAGATGATCCAGACCAGACATGGCCAAAGCGGCGTGGATCATTTCGTGCCGAATTGTATCCCGGGCCGCAGCAGGGGTTAGCCCCTTGTCAATCGCTATGACCCTGCGCTCATGGGAGTAATAGCCAAAATACCCCTTAGGGTGGTGGTCCTCATCTCTAAGGTCCTCCCTAATGATTTTAACGAAAACTCCTGCAATTGTTACGCCTTTGGGGATGTTCACGGCACGTTCCTAATCATAGCAAAACCCCCCGGAGTTGCAACTCTCCGAGGGGTTGGCTGTGGACAGCAAGTCGATTTCCTATGAAGATATCGACACGTTTCTGAGGTGTGTCGATCAAATCGACGTATTCAGTAGAATCCCCTTCTTCCAAGGTGTCCAGTGGCAATGCCTCTTTTTCGCCTATTTTCTATTTTTTTCAGGTCACGCGGCAGGGGGATGTCGTCATACCTGTTTCTGTATCTGGTAGCCTGTTCGATAACGCATAGCCCAATTCCCGCAGACATTACGTCATCATCGTGGGCCCCCCTCAAGGCCTCAGCCTTCCCCTTGTCATTCACACAAAACGTCTCGCATTCTGAGACGAGGTGTAAGCAGTTGAGGTGAACACCCCCTCCGTCTTCCCCGTATCCCCTGATGCTTCGGGCCATTGTTTCCTCAATTTGCAATCTTGTGGAACTGGAGGTGTGCCACCCAAAGGCCTTGGACCTCTTTTGGTTCACATGGTTAAATATCTCCCTTTGGTAAATGGGGATGTCTCCTTTGGCCCTGATAAGCTCCACAAACCCCCGGTCGCAGTTTATCTCAGACACTAGAAGGCACTTCCCATACCAGTGGGCCAGCCTGTATGTCCACTCTGCCAAAACATCTATATCCCACCTGCACTCAGGCTTTAATCTTGCAACCATAGACGGCGGAATCCACCCGCGATCACGATCAAAAAAACCTTTTCTCCAAACCAAAACCGAATGGCAATCGGGATCTTTGCCTCCAACTTGTGACTGCCCGGTCATCAAATCTGCGCTTATTAGGTAATGGTATCCTTCTCGGGGCCTCTCAAAACAGTGGACAATAGCCTCCTCCAAAGAAGATTGCCTAAAGTTTACCAGCTTGCCGCTCTCGGATAGCTCAGGAATGCCGTAGATTGGCTTCTGAGCGGTCGCATGGGTTCTTTGCCAGTCGAGGCCATCACGGGAGAACCTCGTCCTAGCAGACGCCCTGAAGGCGTGCTGCGAGGTGGTGGGGAACTCCCTGTCGAACTTGGTCTCATCTCCATCGCACTCGCTTTCCAGAATCTTTCTCCTCCAGCTAATATGGCTAATCGTGATAGTGTGTTCGTTACCCGATTTGTCCACGCACTTGTAATCCGCCAAAAGCTCCCTTTCCGTGGGAGTTAAAGATCGCCTGAGGTCCTCAACCTCTACAGCAGTAAGGTTGTCTCTGGCATCCTCGAAAGCATACCAAGGAGCAAATATCCTTATCCACCGCCCCTTCCACTCGCCTTTTGCAAGGGTCTGGACATGCTCCCAGTCGTCAGCGTCATTCCAGCGGTCATAGAAAACCCCTGCCGGGCCTTGCGCGGTTGACTCAAGAACCACCGCTGTGTCTGGAAGGTCGGGAACACAGGCCATCACCCCGGTCAGGATTTCAGCGGAGTTTCTGGCCGGGGTGTCTCTCCAACGTCCAATTTCAGTTGCAAGGACGAAGTGAAAGGTTCCTGATCTTCCGGCCTCTGAGTCCTGCGCCGTCTCCTTTTCAAGAATGGAGCCGTTACCAAAGGCCCCTCTTTCGTTTGTGATCCTTGGTCTTTCGTGAGGCCACTTCATCTTGTCGTAATCCGAATACCTTCTGGTAATTTTCCATAAGTTATCCGTTTGACTAAATTCGCCACCAATAATTAGTCCGTTGGACTGCCTCCTCTGCAACATGTGGTATAGACAGGCCGTGGTAACGGTAGAGGACCCTTTCTGGCGTGGCTTGAGGATAATTATCCTACATGGATATTCATTCTCTCTGCACCATCTTATTGCGTCACAGACCTGCTCTTGCAAATAGTTAAGGACGGGAGTCTCCACAGCCCCGTCCTTTTTAAGGATCTTGCCAAACTGCTCGACCCAAGCGTCTTCATTTTCCATGCAAGCAGCACGAAGAAGCTCGTCCGCTTGATCGTCGGTAAGTTGCACCTCTATCTCGCCCATCCGTATTCCTTTGCTATTTCTTCTGCTACTTCGTCCTCAGGAAACACTCTTCCTCCCCATATCTGATTGTGTGCTTTATATGGGCCAAGGGGCACAATGCGGACAAACCATTCTCCCCGGTAATTTCCATGAGAGTCTTTGTATTTCAGGTTTCCGGCAAAGTGCGAGCCCGTTTTCGCAACTTGCAACCACCTTTGATAATAAGTGTCCCCCTCTTCGCTGTCGTAAATGAATGACTGCCAGCCAAGCCCAACCAACTTGGAGTCGTCGTCATCAACCAAGGTCTCATAGGCCCTGTTGACGAAGATGGCCTCCCCGTTTGATGTGCATCTAAAGGCCGGGTATGGAGCCTCTTGCAACTCCATCAGCCTCTCGCTAACCAACAGCCTTACCTCATCTTTTAGCGAGGTTCCCCCATTTGTCTTCAGCTCAGCAGTGAAAAACTCCTGCCTATCCGCGACTTTCTGAAGCTCTTCTTTTATAGACAGAAGCAACTGCGGCATTTGCCTCCTCTGCCTTCTTCTTATCCACCATTCTTTCCACGCGGACCTCCCCCTTGTTGTTAGCGACCAAATCGCCAGCACAGCGGAGGCTGCTGCCCCTAAAGCGGTCAGTGTTGTGTAAAGGTCTATATGCACAGCGGTCATTCATCGTTAATAACGGGAATATCTGCCTTGGGGGGCTTGAATCCCCTCCAGCAAGACGAGAACATTACTTGGTCTTCAAAGGCCCTACACTCGATTATGTGGGCCCCTGTATGTGCGGCTAAGCCATTTCGCATCATAAATTGCGACTGCCTCTGAGTGCATCCCGCAAGCACCGCAGCAACGCCTCTATAGGCTGGCAACGTAAACGCTTTGTGGAAGTGCCCGATAAGCAGGATGTCTGGCTTTTGGCCTGACTCAATCTGCTCGATTATCTTTTGAGGCTTGTAGCTTAGAGCGTAGCTACTCCCCCCTCCGGGGTGTAGCATGTCTATCCTGATGTCCTTTTCACCCTTTCTCTCCACAACCCACCGGGCCGCATCTGACCCTAGATAATTGATGTCCTCTCTCTTTTCCGCGATTCTCGCGCAGACATCTGTGCCGCCATTCTTCATGTGGGCCTCGTCATGGTTTCCAGAGATCAAGTGAGTCTTAATCCCTTTGATGTATGGGTAATGCTCAACCGTCCAATCTATCTGGGCGTCAGCCCCGTGCTTATGGACTTCATGCTCATGCCCTTTCCTCATCTGGACGCCCTCGGTCATGTCCCCGCAATGGTAGACGGTTTTAATACCCTCCTGCTCAAACCACTCGTAAATGGCCCGAGTCATTGCAACTTCCTCGTAGATTGACCCAAAGTGGGTGCAGCTCAAAACCCCGAACTTAAACGCGGGGGCCTTTTTGGGAAGGGAGATCCTTTGCAGGGCCCGTTCATTTGCAAGCGTCTCCAACTGATCCCGAAGAGACAGGATCTTGCTGGCGTGACCCTTGGCAAACTCGTCAATAGATTTTCCTTTTTTTCTAGGCATCTTCACATGATCCCGAGGATCTTTTTCATTTGCAGGATTATGTGCTTAGGCCCCCACACATTAAGGCTTCCCTTCCTCAACCTGTATTCATCAAAGTCTGGCGAGTCGGAGTGCCTTCTCCAGCCTGTAACAGGAACCTCGCATATCTCTCGGAAGTCATGGTCATCAAAATACTCCTCATGGTCTTCAGATAGATACTCAATCACCTTGGTCCTGATGATAAGATCCACATCGTGCTTGGCACGAAACTGATCAAGACCCTTCCCCCTTGAGGCTGGTTTCCTTTTTCCTCTTGGGCCAGCATGAACCAGCTCAAGACCAAGGTCGGTTCTTACTTCCTCGACATCGGCTACCTTGCAATTGCAATTGTGGGCTATTTTGCCATTAGTGAGTGTCGGGTGCTTGTATGCCGCTTTTTCTATTCTTTTTCTCAGATCGCTGTCCATTGCTTTGAGTTTGTGGGGTTTGGTTTAGTTTCTCATTTTAAGACCTCTTTCAAAAAGACCAGCCTCTGCATCCCTTCTCTTAATAAGACCATCCAGCCCTCGTCCCTGCCACAGCCTCTTCATAGACCTGATTTCCCGGGGGACCCTTCCGGCGTAACCTGCCGCTATGTGATCCCTGATGTTTGCCATCTCCCTTCTTCTGCTGCCCTTCATGCTTGCGCCCCTGTTGAACACAATCGACACAAGGGCTCCGTTGCTGTGCGGGTGAAGCCTGTCTTCAGACAGCCTAAATGCCGTTTGGGTTGTTTTTGCAAACCTTGGCAAAGTGGAGCCATCAAACACCTCTTGGGCCTCGTCCCATGAAACCCTCACCCTGTTCTTTACTGAAGCTAGGGCGTATTTCCCGGCACCCCCCTTTCTTCCTGATACGCTAATGAGCGCGTTCACCTCAGACGAAGAAAGAAGACCTCCCCAATCTTTGCGAATCTGGGTTGCGTTGTTATACCCTAGATCGTAGCCAAACCCTATGGTCACTCCGCTTGCGCCCCCGGGCCATGTGGGCCCCGAGAGATACTTCTGGTAATAGATTTTCCCTCCCACCTCGTATCCAACGATGAGGTCCCGGGCCTCGTCGCTGACTGGCAGCGAGAGGCCGGGGATTACACCGCTTCTTTCTACGGAGAGGTCTCTAAGAGAGGCGCTGGCTCCGGAAAGCATAATGCTGGCGAAGAACACCAGCACCGCGATAATAATAAGCCTTGCCTTATTTGGGGACGGAGTTTCATCCCAGCCCTCATCAAAGGTTTTGCCTATGTCTCTTCCAAGCGTATGCCTAAACCCAATCTTGAGCAGGGCAAACGCTAATGCGCTGGCAACGAGGGTTTTCGTTACCGTTGACGCGATGTCCACGAACGTGAACGCTTCGATAAGGCCAAAGGCCCCATCAAGCCAGTTTGCAACGCCCAGAACGGCGTAGAAAATGGCTATTCCAATAACAGCGAAAACAATGTCCCGCTTTATGCTGTTGTCTTTTTTGTCCATGATTCAGGTAAGACCCCTTAGGAGGGAGCTAGGTATTTCTCCATCCACTCTTTGAACTCTGAGAGCCCTTGCAATTTGTTCTTTTCTTCAGCGGTCAGCTCTCCTCCGTCATCTGGGACGATCAGAAAACTACCCCCTGTTGTCTTTCTGCTTTCTACGAAATTGTAGAGATGCTGGGTAACAGCGTCTTTGTCCCCGCCCCAAAGCGCCTTGCTTCGCTTTTCGGCTCCCTTCTTCGTTTTGAACTTTAAGTATTTAGCCATTATAGGTCGTAGTAGTCTTCAGCGTCTTCCCAAACAGTCCCGGCAGTTGCGCTTGATGCGGCAAATGCTGCGGTGTTCTCCCAAGCAACTACCTCATAAATTTTCCCATCCCACTTGTCGGTTGTGAAGTAAGGGTAGTTGCAATATCCAATATGAAAATGGCCGTAATTAAACGAGTTTACGTTGTGCGAAGAGCTTGCTGGCGACCTATCGGTCCCATTCACCTTCATCTTCATTTCATTGCCTGACTCCGCAGGCATGTAAGAGGCGATGACTACTTCAATGTTGGATGTGCTGGCAGTAACAGTGCTATCCAAGGTGTCAATATCGGTATTGCCGCCGCCGCCGCCCACATCAAAACGATATGTGTCTCCTTCGACATACAAAGAGCGGCCATAAGCAGGGTAATAATATAAAGCGGAAACTAGCTCATGCCTGTCGTTATCAGTGTCAATATACTTAGACACGGTCATCCATGTGTTTGAGTCTCCGACATCTGTTCCGTCTCCTCCCTCGGCTGGGACATGGGTTGTTTGCAGGTAGTTATTGTAGGAGGCAGAGAACTCTAACGTGCTATAGTCTGACGCCAGAACAGGCTGAGACCCCGCAGTTGTTTGGAAGGCGCTTTGTGCCGTCCCAACTTGGTCCCACCATGTAGTTACATGGATTGTTGTCCCTGAAGAAAACGCGGCCAAAGTCATTGTGCCGCTGTAAGAGCCAGAAGTAACCGTTATAACAGAAGACCCGCTGACCTTGTTTTCGTCGTCAAAATCGACATCTACCTCGACACTATCGGAAGCCCTTCGGACCCTGACCGCCTTGCCCGTGTAGTCTTCCCGCAGTTTTCTTAGGCTGTATGCAAGAGTAGCTGTCGGCATCCCATCTCTATCCAAGAGCATAGGCGTCTCAAGGGCCTGTGGCGTTCTGGCCACAGGTATACCAAGTCCCGGTGAAACTCTCATTTCCTATTGGGTCTAAAAAATTGCACTAATGTTGACTGCGGTCGTTCCTGTTCTGAACACTTTCGTGACACAGAGAGGCAAGACCCCAGCGGGGACACCTACAAGCGTCACAGTGTTGCCTTGCAACGTGGTCACTTTAAGGTTCCCGGCAGTCCCGATGACCAAAGCTCTAGCGACCTGCGCCAGAGGCTGATCGGTTGAGCTTATGTCCACGGGCAGGGCATCAATGCCGCTATCCTTGAACTTGGCCTTTACGTTTGCACTTTGGGTATGTTCCATTGGATTCAGTTGGTTGGTTAAAAAAGTATTTTAGCAATTCGTCCTTGCGGTGTCCAAGTTCCAGTTGCAACAACAACTTTCAGGACAAGATATAGCATCGCCACGGCTACCGCAATCCACACAAACCTTTTATATTTAAGGGCTTCATCCCTTTGGGACTCCACTTTTACTACCTTTTCCCGAGCCGCGTCTCTTTCAGCAGCAATTTTGATCCCTATTTCGATGCGGGAGTTTGCCTCCTCTAGCCTTTCCAGTAAGCCTTTGTTCTGGACGGCCATAGCCTCTATCTCAGATCGCAACTGGAGGTTTGCTTGCTCTGCCTTGGTTAGAGCCGCTTTGGTCTCGTTTAGTGCTGCAACGGCAGACTCCCTAGCGACAATAGACGAGTCTAACTCTGCCCTAAGGTCTACCACAAAGCCCCGAAGCTCGTCAGCGGCAGCAGATCCCGCCTCTAGCCCGTTTGCGTAAGCCTCTTCAACGGCCTTTTCTATGGCTTCTGTGGTCACTTTGGCGGCGTCGAGCTTGTGCCCAACATCCCTTACCGCGTCTTCCACCTCTCCAACTTTAGCCTCTACCTTTCGGACCTGCGCTTCCGTATTGGCTATATTGGGCTTTGGAGATAATTTGGGAACCGCTATGGCTGGCGGTGCCTGTGTGACCGGGGGAGAACACGACACAAACGCAAAGCAGCTTGCAATAATTGCAAGCGCCACGCAGGACCTGTTTGTTTTGGGGGTTCTCATAGCCTCCCTCCGGGGGGGAGATCAATCCATGGGGATCAGGGTTAGCGAAATATCGGTAACAGTGGGGTTGTCTGAGCCAGTTTCGTTAGCAATCCAGACCTCCACAGTATTCGTGTTAGCGAGACTCATCACGTTTTGCACGGTCATCGAGTCTTCGTGGCTATTATTCAAAAACGTCTGGCTTACCTCTGAAGTGGAGATGGTGGCTCCGTTCAGGCCCAGCCGAGCAGAAACAGTCACAGTCCCAGAGGCCCCGCTCTTGACGGTCATAACGGCTGTGACCAAAAAGTTTGATGTCACAGAGCCGCCATAAGTAACCTTGGCCTGCGAGGCGGTTGGGACACTGAAGTTGGCCCCATTAACCACGGCAAAGGTTCCCGGGTGAATTATTGCAAAAGACCCTGTAGATACAGTGGTCGCATTGGTGTTATTCCTTGTTCCGGCGATTACACCAAATCCAAGGGTTGCTGATTGGGTTGACGCGCTCAGAGCCGCCCTTCCTGCTGCCGCATTTGCTGCGGTCATCAGCGATCTTCCCGTGGCGGTGGAATCGGTTACATCTGATGCAACAATTGCCCCTGCCCCGCTAGCGCATACAGCTAGATTTCCGGTGGCATCTGGGACCGCAAGGGTCCTAGTGGACGATGAGTCAAAGGTAAGCAGGGCGTATCCACCAGAAGGCCCGTCCATCCTAATCATGTTGGAGCCACTCGCGGGGTCGATTACGACAGTCCCTGTAAACGTGTCCCCGGCGATGTTGGAACACCCAATTGCGGTCCTGAATGCCGCAGCATCAGTAATGCCTCTGCCGTCCCCATCCACCAGCTTTTCTGTGCTTCCTCCCCCGTGAGGGAGTTGAAACTTGCTGGTATTGGCGGCGTTTTCTAGGGCAATTTTAGCTCCAGAGCTAAAGTTGTATCCTTCAGAAGTGGAGGAGGTTACGGAGGTCTTAGTGAACGAGGGAGAGTCACCTGTGCCAACCCCCAGAGCCGTTCTGAACGCCCCTGCGTCAGTGATTCCCCCTCCGTCTCCAAGAGTAACTGTCCCGGTAGCATCCGGCCACGTTATCGTTCTATTGGCTGTTAAGGTGCCGTGGTTGATCTCAGAATAATATGATGAAGCAGTGTTATACAGTCTCACCTTTGATCCGGTGAGAACGGTAAACATTGGGTTGGTTGAGTGCCTTGCCTCAAGGATGATAGCTGAGGTCTGGTTGTTATCGGCAATAAGCCCTTTTCCGCTGGCAGCACCATTGGAGAAGTGGCCAGCAGTTCCTCCTGTCCCTGTGTTAAATCCAAAAACGGAATAGCTGGTGTTCCCTGTGGAGGCCCCATATACCCCGTATCCATTGGTTCCAGTTGATGACGCGCTAACAGCTTTGTTTGTCCCGGTAGACGCGAATGACGCGGCCCCTGTTGCGCTTCGTTTTACAACCTTGCTAACTGTAGCCGCATCTGTTGCGTCAGTAATGTCAGCACTTGTGTGGGTGTGGGAAGTGGCCGCCTTGCCTGAGATGGCAGAGGTGTTTGTTGCAACATTACTGGTTATCGTTGCAAGATCACTCACAAGGTCTGTGACAGTGCTTTGGGCCTGAGCGCCTGTGTGGTTAGCTCTAGCGAGCAGGGTTGTGGCAGAGTGACCACTATCCTCAATAAGCCCCCCAGCTTTAGACTTAAACAGGTTCCCGGCAGTAGGGGAGCCGTGGATTTTTGTGTAAATCCCGGTAAGAAAAGTCGTCACCCATGCCGTAGTTGCAATGTTTATCGAGTTGTCAGAGCTTCCCGGCGTGGGAGCCTTAGGGGCTCCGGTAAATGTGGGAGACGCCAAATTTGCAACTTGGCTCCCGTTTTGGTAAATTGTCTGCCCCCTAACCTCGGACCACTGGGTCCCAGATTTTCCTAATTTGCCTTCGTTGTTGGCGTTGGGGATTATGTTTGGAGTGGCCATTTCTATGTTGCGTTAGTGACTAGGTCTGATCCCGAAACTGTAAAATGAGAGTCGCTTGCGGGGGCGGCAAGAGGGGAGAGGTCCCCAGTGGAGTCGTCTTCTCTCCACGCTGTAGAGAGTCCTAAGAGTCCGTTAAATGGAGCGCATGGATGAAGGTCGTCAGCAGCATAACCGTCACCAGAAAGCGTCCATGCGGCTTCTGTTCCTAAGGCCCCTTTTCCAGAGGCTAAAAGTTCTCTTCCTGACCTTGTAAGCATAACTTGGTAAGTTGGTTAATAGTATTGCAATTACTCCGATCTAACAATTGGATTTCTCTGCTGGATAGGGATGGTAAACCTCAGGACCACGCCCTTGTCCTCGTTTGTAGTGGTAACAGTCCCCACCCCTGACGAGGTTCGCGTTTCTGTTACATTGCCAACCTTTCTTTCGCTTGTAGTGGCAGTGTCATCAAGCTGGGTCGTAGTCTCCTTTGTAAGGGTTGGAGAGGTTACGGTCCTTTTTGTTTCGCTGTCATATGACTGCGCCGATATTTGGCCTTTATTGGCCTCGGTATCGGTTACTCTTTTAATTATATTGTCTGAACTAGCCATGGCTTATGCGTCCCCGTCTCCGTAGGTGTATTCCACTGTTTCCTCTCCAGTATCTGCTCCGCTTCCAGTGGTCGTAACTGTGGGATGGTTGATTGTGGTTGTTTCATTGAGATTGGTATATGTCCTTTCTGTCTCTTTGTTGTCTTTCGTCTTGGTGGATACCTCCTGTTCGTGAGGGCCTGCGGTAAGGTCAGCAGCCCCAGAGGCGCGAGTTGTAGTGGTTGTTCCGTCACTCTCGCTCTCGTTATTGGTCCTTGTGACAACATTGATGTCTGTCCCTATGACCATGTTCACCTCAAATTCAACAGCTTCCGGCATAAGAACGATGACTCCCTCTTGGCGCATTTCGTAACATGCGTCATTGATCTCCTGTAGGGCCTGTTTAACTGCGGCCTTTAGCTTTGTGGCGTCTGCAATCATTTTAATATCCGGGTCTGGTTCTCACATAATTTACCGGGGCTCCCCTGTTGTTCTGCATGGTTCTGTTAATTGCAGCTAATGCTGAGATCCCTCTTTGCAACGAAGCGTCTCTCTCCTCTTTTGTCCCTCCCCAGATCGGGGTCATAACCAAGTCGCTAAGCGCCAACGGCAGAACATGAGGCAGAACATATTGATCTGGGACAGCAACTGCCACGCTCCCGTCTACGTCTGTTAAGTCATGGGACGGTGGATCTAATACCGCATCAAAGATTATGGTCATCTCCTTGTCTGGAATCGGGTCCAAGCGAATCATAAACCTCGCTTCGTCCTTTTGGGACACCCCGGTGTTCTCTAGAACATACCTTGTCGGGTCCCCAAATTTTTGCACAGACCCGGAGGTCACTGATGTTCCCACGACTCCAGAAAAAGCTCTAATCCGTCTTTCCGGGCCCACAAACCTTAAAGCGTCATCATCTCTGTAAAGGGTTACGCCTGTATCAAGCACTCTAGGGTGACTTACCAGTCTGTTGACGCTGTGGTCCGTAAGCATAATGGTGTCAAAGTGGACACTTGCGGACACGGAGCCAGTTGATCCGCGAAACTGGTTAAGCATTTTAGGGGTCCCAGAAACCGAAACGATTTCATTCATGTTTTTCTCCCCTGCAATCTCTAAAGCCGCTCCCAGATGATAGTCTTGCAACGAAGCGCCAGTCATGTCGTTTCCTCCGTTGGTGGCGGTAAAGCTGATGGTCTCCTTCGCCCTTATTAGGTGCGAGACCGTGGTCATCCTCAGGTTTTCCGGGGCCGTGCTAAACCAGTTAAAAACAGCGGAGTTAATACAATCCAGTAGGATCAAACGATCCTCAACGCTCATTTGCGAGAGCGTCTTACTGGCTGTCCATCTTGCAAGCCTTTGAGCTAATTCTTGAACAGTCATTATTCTTCAGACGCGAATTGTTTTCTAAGCTGCTCAGCCATGTGGCTCTTTGTCCCCATTTCGGGGTCAGAGACTTGCAACGATTGCATCGCTCTGGCTGAGTCCTGCTCAAACATGGGGATCTTGTCTTTCTCAAAGAAAAAGTGAGACCTCATTGCATACATTCTAGCAAGCGGCAGGAGGATTGTCTCTACCGCGTCTGCCGGGACGGGAGTTACCTCTGATCCTGACAGGGCCTTGATGTAGCTTGTTTCAAAAACGGCAGCCTTTCTGGCGTAAATTAGATTGATAATTACGGTTGCCGTTGGGGTCGGCTTGATCTCGATATACGCGCCAGACGAGTCCCTTCCAGAGTCTTCGGCTGCTTCTCTGCGAGTTTTAACGAAGTAGTAACTTGGAGCGGGAACCCCGTCAGCTACGGCCTGAGCTTCAGTTTTCCCATAAAACCTTGGGAAGAATTGGTTAAACTCAGACTCGTCGGTGATCCTATGAAGCTCCCTGTTGTTCTCTGCCTCGATCCAAACGGGCCCAATAAGCTCGTTTGCTCCATACAGGGTGTTGAGGTTTGCCGATGATGTTCCCGCAGAATAGGATAGCTGCCCCTCCTCTTTGCGGAAATAGTCCAGAGGGCTCTGGTGCATGAGTTGCAACGCAGAATTGATGGCCGTGGTGGCATCCTCGTAAATATAGTCAGGAATCGTCCCTGCTCCCTCCATCCAGAGGACCCGCAACACGTTGTCTCTAAGCTCTTTAAGAGTCATGGCTTACTACCCTCCGGAGGGTGGCAAAAGTTTTTCTGGCAGCTCTTTAGCCGCCTTTTTCTTGGCTGTCTTTTTAGCAGCCACAGGATTCAAAATAACCGGAACCACTCTCATTTTTCTTCCGTGGCAAAAGGGGATAAGAGTGGCGCAGTCTGCATTGAAATCTTCCCTGTCTTTAGCTTTGGAAAGGTCATATGTGCGCCCACCAAAGACCCAGATTTCCTCCTCCATTCCCGGCACCTTGGACCTCAAAAAGTTCCCATGCCGAGTTCCGTATTTTGCTGGGGCATACGTTCCGCGATCAGGATACTGCAACACTGCTAAAATAGGCATACTCAAAGTATAGCAAAAGGGGCCCCGGTTGCAAGAATTGCAACTCAGGGCCCCCATAATTGGGTTCTTGATCCCAAATCCCTGATTTCTCAGGAATTAAGCAGTGGTGACTGTCGGGAACGGAACTCCAGCGTATTGCAGTGCGTGTGTCAGGATAAGGTATCCCGGCCTGCGCCCAGCAGCATCCTGCACTGGCTCCTGTCCGAAGACAGAGGTCACGAAGATGTCCTTCACGAAGCCGCCCTCATGGGAGTCTTCGGAACGCTGGTTGCGATACTTGCCGTATGCGCGACGAGCAGCCTGCTTACCCATGAACAGAGTGTGGCCGTAAGGCACACCGTGCTGGTTCACAAGGTAGACGCTGGCTGTTCCAGCATCGTGGGTGTTGGTGTGAACCGCCGCATCAAAGGCAGGAAGGGAGCCAAGGTGGTTATTGGCGTCTCCCGACTGGTGCTTGTCGTTCACGGTCAACAGGTTCCCGTCATTGGCGTTACATGAGTAGAAGCCAATCTTGTTCGGGTCTGTGGCCGCATTGGGGTGGTTTACAACCGCTACAAAGAACGCCCCACTTCCATACAAGCTGGCCGCAAGAGACAGGGTGTCCGTTGCAAGGAACTTGAACGCGAAGAGCGGGAAGTATTTGAAGTAAGCGGGAGCCGTAAGAGCCCCAGCAGTTGCAGATCCACCGCCAGCGATTCTGAGGTTTGCAACACCAGTGGTGCTGTTGGTGGTAAACCCGTTGGTGGTCGAGCATCCAAGCTCTGCCTTGGGGTTCAGCGGAGAAGCAATCGCACCGTATCCGTCATGGTCGATGGGATTGTATTTCTTGATGATATTACCCCGGACATCGGAGTAGCCACCCGTAAACAACTGGTTGGAGTAGGCGTTTGGCCCACCCTCTTCGTGTGCATCCTTGTAGTCAGCGTCCTGCTCAAGAGAGAACAGAGCGTCAGTGGTTGCAACGGAGCAGTAGCGATGAATGGCGTTACCGTTCTGATCCCGGCCCAATTTAGCAGGGCTTCCGCCAAGGCGGGAGAGCTGCGTCTGAGCGGAGACGATGCCGTCCCAATCAAGGGTGTCAGCAGTAAACAGAGCGTCCGCGTTGGCCTTGCTGTTTGCAATAATTTGGTTTGCGCCTGCGCCGTGGTGCAAGAAGCTCATAAACAGCTTCTCACTCTTGTTGCGGCCCATCCACTTGCCAAGCTCGCGGGGGATGCCTACGGCGATTTCGCCGCGCATTCCCATGAACTCTTCAGCTCGCTCGGTGTAACGAACGCCGTGGCGCATGAAGTCCACGGACAGGGTTGCGGAATTGATCTTGATCGACTCGAAAGCATCACCGTCATCAAAAAGCTCATCCCCGTGCTTGGGCTCATTGTAGAGACCAGCCATGGTGGTGAACGTAATTTTCTGACCGCGACCTTTGGTCGTGTCGGTAACGGTTTGGATAATGCTGTCGTTGCCGCCCTCGAAAGGAGCAAAGAAGTCTGCGGTCTGTTCATAGACCTCAACTCCTTTGCGCCAAAGTTCGCGGACTGCCCCAGCGTTACCAAATGCGTTTGCGGGGTCAGCGGAAAGGGCGTTGCCGATTCCCTGACCAGTAACATTGGAAGTATGGAATGCCATGATTCTTGGTGGTTAATTGAATTGCGGTTTTCGGACCCGCGACAAACACAACCAATCAATCAGCAATTCCAGACCGGAAGACTTGTTCGGCTAATTCGTCAAAGTCATCAGGGTTGGATATATTCGCCACTTGATCAGCAAGTGTAGCCGCTTGTCCGGTTTGGACGCCAGCAGTGCGTGAAGCTCCACTGGCTGCGGGTAGTTGGCCGGGCTTTTCGGTCCTTGGGGGCTGGGGCGAAGAGGGTGACTGTTGCTGAGGCGCAGCTTCTTGCTTCTGCACGGGGGGATTCTTGGCTGGCCCTCCCGTGTTTGGCGCTATATTAAGCTCCTTCGCTACCATTTGGGCAATCAGAAGTGGCTTATTAGCATCGTAGTAGCGATTGTCTTCAGTATCCCGCAGGGCCGCGTCGATCTCTGTTGCTCTAGCGTAAAAGTCTGAGCCTTCATTCCCAAACTCTGGGTAAAGCTCGTTTGCTTTTGCAACTGAGGTATCAAAAGCCTGATCGTGTTCATCAACTGCTGCCGTTGCTTCATGTTCTTCACGAACGGCAAGCACCTCGATGAGTTCTTCAGTTTCACCAAGTTGATCCATGACATCTGCGGCCTCATCTAGGTCGCCCTCACGGAGTGCTTGGCTATGCTTTTTGCGAAGGTCCTTTAGTTCCTGTTTGGCCTCATCTAGGGTTACCTGAGATAGTGGGTCTTCTTCTGAAGACTCCTCTTCATAAGCCTCGTTGTCTTCTGCAACTGGCTCAATCTGAGCTTTCGGTCTCTCATCTACGCCCAACCGCTGTCTTGCAATATCAAGTGCTTGTGAAAGATTGATAGGTGCGTCAGCGGCATCTGCGGCCTTCATTATTCGCAATGCCTCAGCATCCACTTGCTCTGTCGGACGCAATCGGAATTGGGGGATTTTATCCTCCTCACCTACTACGTCTTCGGCTTCGTCTGGCTGACTTTGCTCTTCAACTTGCTCTTGCTCAACGGGTTGCTCGTCTCGTTGCTCTGGCTCTCCCTCCGGAGGGGCCTGCGCCTCCTCCTCATTCGTAGCCGTTTCTTCAGAACTCTGTTCATTTGGGTCAAGTTCTTGCAAGAGGTTGGGGTTCTGCTCAATCTCAGACATTAAAGCCTCGTATTCAGCTATGTCCCCAGCTTCAGATATCCTGTCTGCCATAGACGGCGTGGCTTGTTCAGCAGCTTCCTGCTGTCCATCCACCTCGCCCGAACCCCCCAGATCGTCATTTCCGACCTCGGGTGCGTCTTGGATGCTTTCAGTGTTTTGAAGGGCTTCTGCCTCTTCAACTTCTGTATTTTGTCCCGAATGGGCCTCTGCCTCACTCATTGGTTAAGGATTTTGAGCTTTATTTGATCTTTTGCAACATTAAAGTTGCAATCGTGTCTACACCAGTAATCCCGTCATCTGATTTTACCTTCCCCAAGCTGTTCCCTCCACCCCCGGGAATGGAGGCTGACGAGCTGGATATTGGAGAGCGATTTGCCCAAAACGCCAACACCACCAATGAGGGAATAGATAAGTTGAGGTCTCTTTTGATGTATCTGTCGATGTTTGAGGAGGTGGAACTCGTTGATGCTAATGGGTTTAAGAGGGTTTGCTTGGTCAGGAGAACGGGGAAAGAGGAAGCTTCAACGACATGCTCCTTGGGGACATTGCTTACCGACCCGTCAGATTCCGATAAGAGATATTTGCAACAGGGAACGGTAAACTATGTAAATAGCGATTTTGTTACCGCTCACACAACAATAGGGGGAGAAGGAACCACCTTTGATCCTCACACCAGCAGCATTTATGTGAAGCTAGAAATAACCATGGAGACCGATTCCTCTGGAGATACGACATATCTCACTGGAAGATGGAGCGCCACAGGGCCGCCAATTCTGGAAAACGGGCCATCAACTCCTGTAGATAGCGAGTTATCCGCCTTTCAGCCTACAGGATTCATATACGCCCCCTTGGGTAGCTGGTCTGAGAACCTCAACGGGGATTTGGTTTGGAACTCCGAGGGGTGTGGGGCGGTCACCTTCCAGATATGCCTTCTGGACGCATATAGAGCCACGGCGCATTACTTTAGGTCCTGATGTCTTACGAAGTATACGGGAGAGCAAGCACTGAGAAGTTCCCAGACCAGCAATGCGTGTGCTGTGCGGAGTTAGAGTGCCCTGCTCCGGAATTTTTCATAGAGCAGACCAATGGCCTGTATCTTGGCTTTCTGGCCAGCCCGGCGGGGTTTGACCCCTCGATAGTCAACGCCATGCCCCCGAGCGGGTTTCGTATGCTTTGGCTGACTTATGTAAACCCAGTCCATCATAATGGGACCGTTACAAAGACTCCCTCCGGAGGGTCTGCTGTTCAACACACAAAGACAGATGTGATCCATTATGATCAATACGTCTTTAGCACGGATGCGATGAGGACCTTAGGCACGTTGGACAACCCAACCTACCCTGAGACCATTACTGTCAGCTCTGGATCAGAGACAAATTACAGCAGCCTTTCTGGGACTTGGGGGGTCAATGGGGCGACCGTCCCAATGGAGGAAGGCTACTTCACTGGCGGAAGCCCCCAATTGCTTTACACAGACGGAACCACGGACACCCATGCGGGAACCACCTTTGACTCAATCGGCAGCACCACAACATATGTTGCGGCTGTATCCGACACCCAGTTTTTGCAAATTGCAAACGTCAACGTAAACGGCTCCCATGGTGGGACCACATATGTAGGGGATTACACTATTCAAAAGGGCTACAGGGACCCATTGCCATTTGTTTACAGGGTAAATCTTCCATGGCCTAGCGTGTTTAGCCCAATGATGGAGGTCCATTGGGATGTGGAGTTTAGAGTGGAGGGCGCAGATGAATACACCAAGATGGGCAGCGGGAGCTGGGAGGCCACCGGGTCTGACGCCTTGAGTCTTGGCCAAGCCTTTTTGTGGGAGTATCCATCTCTCGGAGATTTCCGAATCACCAATGTGCGTTTCCGGTGTTCCCCCAGACAAAGGTTCAGGGACTACGCGGTAGAGTCAGGAATTGGGGCCGTTGCCCTGTCCACTGAAACCGCTTTTGACTAGCGCATCTTGGCGGCAACAGCGGACCTCATAATCTTCCCGGCTCGGGCCTCGCTGTATTCCCTATATCCCAAGACCTCGTCGCAGACCTTTATGACCCCTCTGTTTAGCTGGGTGGTTAGCTGATCACTATCCGGGTCGTTTACGATAGACTGCGCCTCATCCCTCCTTTTCTGGATCATAGGGATAAAGTGGTCACTCCACCCCTCTTCCCTGCACATTCTCTCGACTCTTTCGCCCACCTTCTGGGCCCGGTCATACTCTTGCTTTTCCTTGTCAATGCTCATACTACAGGCGGCTGCTGTCCGGGCATGTTATCCTGCGTGTTTATGGCCTGAGGATTCCCGCTCCCCCCGGAGGGAGTGCCTTGTGGGGGAATCTGAAAGCCGGGCTGGATAATCTCGTCCACATGGGCAACCTGCATTGCCTTTAGCATCTGCCTGTAAAGCTGGGAAGTGCGAACCTGTAATTCTGGAGGGAGGGAATAAAACTCAATGACCTTGGCGCTGGCCTGTTGCGCCTGAACAAGCTCTTGCTCATTTTTGTATCTAGTCATTTCCAAGCGAACATCCATGTCCACCTGTTGCTCGACGTTCTCGGGGCCAAATTGCAACATTTGGGCAGACTCGTCTTCGGTATACATAAATACCTCGCGGATATCCAAATAGGCCAAAGTGTATACGCAAAACTGCTTGAGTAGGTCCTCTAGGCCGTCTTGCAACTGACTGAGGTATATGGAGAACATTTCCTGACCGGATCTTTCGATGTTCTTAACCCCGGTGGCCAACTTGGCTGTGTCCATCCCGAGCATGGCGGCATCGTTTACATGGGAAACTCCGCTCATGTTAATTGCAACCTGCATGAAGAACTCAATCTCCTTGTAGATTTCCCGGCCTTTTACGTCATACAGAGGAATAACCTTGAGAATGTTTTCCGGGTCGATGTTCCCCTTAGGGGTGTATGTCCTCCCCCCGTTAAGCTCCAAGTGGGGGTTTTCTTCCCCCTCTAAGGTAAGCTCAGGGTTCCAGAAGATAACATTACCGGAGCGGGACTGGGAGTGGTTCCATCTGTTGACCAGTAGATCCACAACTTCTTGCAAGGGTTGGAACACCTCCATGGTGCCGATTCCGTGCCACCTGCCCTCAACCCTGTTGACCCTTGTTACATTAAACGGTCGCTTACCGTTCGGAGTCCTGTTTGCAACATAGTCATAGAACAAGGGCCTTTTGTTCTTCTTGTCCAACATGATGACGATGTCTTCCTGAACTCCGTCTTCGTCCGCATCAAAATGAATATAAACCTCCGCGATTTCGACAACGGGCTCGCCCTCTAGTCCGCTTTCTGCTCTGGCAGGGTCGTCACTAGAATTAACCTTTTCTGTCCCGGGGCTTTCGCCAAGCTCTGGCCTTTCTTTCTTCCCGTAAGCCTTTCTGTGGTCGTCCACGCGGGTCAGCTCTTGCAAGGACTCAAATATCTTATTGGCTGTCTCCCTTGTCGTTTCCTCTCCTGTGTCTAAAGCTGAAACATACAGGGAAGCGATTTCAATCGCTGGCTTGTCATACAAATGAACACAAATGTCCGCTTCATCCAAAGTGGGGGCATCAAGAGGGGCTAAAAAGTCTTTGTAGTAGATTGGCTTGGACTCCGCTCCATTGTATTGCACTTTTTGCCTTGGAACGATTTGCGCTTCAAAGTTAAGCATCTCCGGGCTTGCCATCCCTTCAGGAAGTTGCGTTTGGCCATCTCTAGCCAAAATCCATACCGGATCTCCCAACTCCTCAGGGGAATCAGGGTTCTGAGTTGCCACCTGCGCCCATTGGTCATCTTGGTAAATGTAGTCCGCGTCTGCTGCCACATAAGGAACGCCTTCTGCATCCACTGCAATTGTCGCCTCCTTGTTGAACTGGGTCCATTCTTGACGGTAAATTGTCTTAGAAACAGTTTCACCCCTGATGATAGCTCCCTCAACAGCGGCCATAATTGTCCCCTTGAGGTCAGCTTGCTTGGCCTTATGCTTGCAATACTTGTCGGTAACGTCAGCAGGTTCGTCGTCACTTTTGCTAACCGGGTAAGCCCCGAACCATGGCTCGGTCCCTAAAAAGTAGTTAATCGCCCGTGATATTTGCTGCTGAGCAATCCTTCTGGATAGGGGGACGGTGAGATTTGATTCCGCAAAAATCCCCCCAACAAGATACGCCCTCCAGTCAATTTGATTGTGGAAGGTCATTTCGTAAAGCTGCCTCTTGCCCATAAACGATCCAGCGGCCTGTTTCACCGTGTCGTCATATCCTCGTCCATACCAACTGGCCTGCGAGGTTGACCCCCGTCCAAGCTCGTTTTCCAGCGTAGAGATCCTTGCAAGGGCATGTGTGATGAGCCGATCCTCTTGCCTTGCAGTAAGCTGCAACGGGCTGTCAAAGACGACCTTAGGCTTCTCTTTTTCTCCCGCGTCTAAAGGCGGCTTGGGGGCGGTAATTACCTTTTCGGCAACCGCTTGCACTTGGCTTACTGTGCCAGACTGGCCTTCTTCACTCATCTTTTGTCCTTCAGTTTCTTGTTAAATGTCCTTCGTGCTTCTAGCTTAAACTCGATGTTCTCGTAAGACATGGCTCTCGCCTTGTCGCTGGCCCTTCTCCGGGCGGGGGCGATGTCTTCCGCATTTCTAACAGATAGGCTTTCTTCCTGCCAGACTCTTTGGTAGTTCTGTTGCAAAATCTTATATTGCAACGGGGTCATCTTGTGCTTTTGCTTTAGCCCTGTTGCCTCGTCAGTGTAGACATATGAATTGCTGACACGGGTAGGCATTGTTAGGTCCTCCCTATAGGGCTCCAACTTCCTCCCCTTGTGGATCATTTTGTCGAAAAACTTGGGAGTGTAGGGCTGCTGCCTTGCAATCCATGAACCAAACCCCCGGGGCCTCTTGAGGAGTTCTCCATATGCGTCCCTTTGCGATCCGGGGGCAAATTTGTTTCTAGGCAGGTCTATGCCAAGCACCTTGCTGTCCATGCTGGGATACATCTCGTAGAGAAGAAGTTTCCAGACAGGATTAGCATCTCCAAGAGAAAGCCTAGCATCGTATGTAAGGTTCCCATCCCTAATAGGCTGCCTGAACACGTTGGGGACTAGGAATGTCGCAAACTGCCTCGCGGACCATTTCTCCGGAGAGATTTTGCCACTAGCTATGCCGAAGGCGTCATTCATCCCTCTCAGCGAAGTTTTGTCTGTTAGCTGGCCAAAAAGAGTGTCCGTAAATAGTTCCCATCCGGCTTCAGCTATGTTGCGCTCTTTTCTGCCAAGCCTCTTAAATGTCTTCACCCAGTCTATTGTGGTCCCTAGAGTTATGGCCAACGGATCAATTCGCCCATAGTCGAAGGTGACTCCCGCCTCTCCCTCCGGAGTAAGCATCTCCCCTACCGGGATAGCGCCAAACAGCAATGTCGCATCTTTTTTTATCCGAATTTTGAACGGACCCATCCCGGCCCTGATGGCCGCCTCCCTCTCTGCCGCAGCGCCCTTTCCAAACTTGGGCATGGAGCCAGTAATCAGAATTGGCTTCTCCTCGTCATCTTCATCCCCTTCAAACATCGCCAAGATTGCTGCTGCCAAAACGGTCGAAAGAAGCTGCTGGGATAATTTTCTGATGGATTCTGCCGCCTTGGGGTCTGGGTTTCCTCGGTTTTTGGCTAGATACTGACTGAGCTTAAATGAGTGGTAGCCTACTGAGAGGGGGTTGGGTATTCTCGCATACCCCTCTCGGACAAGGTTGGCCAACACCCTTGCAAATGGAATTACTGTAATGCGGGTCATCCCGAGAGCGATCCGCAAGGAGTCCAGCCACGCAACCTCGCTAATTCTTATTAGGCCGGATTCTGTGACCTTTGAGACTTCCTTGGATGCCCTTAGGCTCTTCTCCGCGTTTTTGACTGTCTGATCAAGTTTGTTAATTACATAAGCAACCGCATCTCCCACAGACGCCCGTCCCCCTGTAAGATCAGATGGGAGGTCCTTGGTGAAGACAGAGACATTGGCCTCTTCTGCCGCGAGCGTCCAACTGGATGAGCCCGGAACGGTCATCTCCCTGTGGATGAACCGCTCTAGTTCAGCGCCCTCAAGGCCTTTTCCAGTACCCACCCTATAGGCGATGCCACCCACATGGGAGCCTGCGACAATGAACCTCATAAACTCGTCCACTCCCATGTTGAACCTAAGGATGTTTCTTCCGAAACCGCCTAAGCTGATCTTTCTTTTAGCGCCCTTTTCCCCCAAGGCTCTTCTGATCATGGCTGGTCTTTCCCCCTGTTTCCCAAACATTTTTTCTATTGCCTGATCGACATAGTCGAGCAAGTGGCCCATTTGGTAGCCACGCACCTCTTCGTGGGTTTCCCCCCTATAATCCCCTCCCTCAACGCCGCCTTTTACGAAGGAATTGAAATAAGCTGTCTCGGTGTCGTAAGCTAGGAACCCTTGGTATATCGCCATGCCAAGATAGGTTTTCATCCCCCTTGCGATATACTTGAACTCTCCCATCTTGGCCGCCTCCGGGTGCTTTGCCAACTTATTCAAAAGAGACTCTGCCGCCTGCTCCCCAATCATCCTGTATCCAGCGAAGGGGATAGACATAAGGTTCACAAGAACAGTTTTTGCCGAGAACACGTTCCCATACCAAGACCCGAACGTCCGCGTAACGTAGTCAATGTCAATGTTATCAAGGGCCCTGAAGGCGGCCTGAACGTGTATTGGATTATTTACATTAAATCCTTTTTGGTTGAGAGCCTTTACGGATGCCTTAAATGATCGGTCTAGGACCTTATTGACATCCTGATCGGTCCCGGGCTTCGCCTTTCCGGACAAGGGGGTGCCGCTTGCAAAAGACCCCATGTTGTTCTCGTTATATCCGCGCTTAACCAGCTCCCGCACTTTGGGCTCCAGAACCGTTCTGAACTTCTCCATGGCCTTTCTTTGACCTATCTTGGAAACTCCAGTAGCGGCCTCAATAGCCTCCGTGTCTGCGCCCTCTCTAGCCATTTGCACGACCTTGCGGAATTTGGGGGTAAGCTCTCCAAGAGCGGCCTGATCGGTGGTGGTCCCAATCGCAACCCCGTCATTGGAGGAGTTAAATATTTCCTCTACGGACATGCCGTCACGTTTAAGGACCCGCTTAGACTGCTCCAGCCTGTTGCGTTGCAACTTTTTCAGGTCCGCATCAAATGCTGGCTTATTGGCCGCAGGAATACTGTCTCCAGACTTTTTAGCCCCGTGCTTCTTTCTTAGAGCTTGCATCTGACCCGGGGGCACGGTGTTCATAGCCATGCCAAGGGCGTAAGCAGCTCTTTGCGCCGGGGTTTGGAACGGGTCCCTCATCGAGGTCATCGTTCTTGCAATTTCACCTCGCAACTCTTGCAAGGCGTGAGCAAATGCCATCACATTGTCGATTTCCGCCTGATTTCCAGATGTAAGTGCTTTTTGGAAGTCGTCTGCCAGCACTTGCATGGATGCTATCTGGAACTCGGGGGTCCCGGGCTGACCCAGCTTCTCAGATGACTCAAAAACCTTTCTTCTAATTTCATCATCACCCTGAGACTTTCTTTCTGCGGAGGCCCCAACCTTCCATTGCGGGAAGTTTTGGGCGATAAACGTCTCTTCGTAGATTTCCTGAGAAACGTCATAAGCGTTCCTAACCTCTGCGGTGTCTCCCACTTTAGCTCTAGAGGGGTCACCTTTGACCACTTTTTCTCCAGCAGCATTTCTTGCGTCTCTCTTTCTGAATAACGAAAGCCTCTCCCGCAGGGTTTTACCCCTTTTGTCCATCCTCCTTTTGGCCCTTTCCGCTCCCTCTTGAGCGTCCTTGGGGGCCTTTTGCATTGTGGGAGGAGTTAAACCTCTTCTTCTTTCCTCCTGAGAAAGAGCATCTTTTGTTTCAGCCGTGACATCTGGCTTTCTAGCTCGATTACCTCGGCTTCGATTTGCTTCCGGTTTTTTAATTCTGATCCCGTAGCCTGAAGAGCCGACTCCAGTAATGAATGCCTCCGCTTCTGTTTCATCCAGATTTTCCCCAAACCTTTCATGGTATAGCTTTAGTTGCTTTGATATCTTATCCGCTTTTTCCCTTAATGCGACTTCATTTTGCTCGCCAAGTATTACTTTTATGTCCAGAGAGCCTTCAAGAGCCCTGATGAGCCCTCCCGCGTCAAACGTGAGAGCCCTTGCAAGCTCCTCTCCTTCTGACTTAATATTTTGGTGCATTCCTTCGTGCAGAGCGATTGATGCCACCTCGTCAAAAAATCTTTGCAATCTCACAAGATTGACATCTGCGGGGTTATCCCCGGCCAGCATCAGCAAGTCATCGTAAGAAAAGTCTCCAAGCACTTTGTTGAATGTTGCAACGGGGTCGTGATAGATTGCTGACGGGCTGAATTGAATAAGGTCCCTTTGATCTTCTGGCACCAACATCCGTGTTTCGAGGTGTAGGCCGTATGCATTTGTCCCAATTGCAAAACCTGTAAATCCCGCTCTTCCAAAGTCGTCGTTGCTGCTGTGTTTTTCTTTAAGGTAGTGCAGCACCCTTCCTTGTATCTGGTAATATGTCTCCGCGAGGTCCTGTATTACAGGGTCTTCGACAAACTCCTGAACCAGTGATTCTGGCTGGGTGGCGGATAAGTCTAAAAATGCAAAGGACTCAGGAATTTTGCGCTCACCCTCTTTCCTGTCTTCGTATGGTTTGTCAGCAGCAACTTGAGCGAAGTGCCATTCGTCTGCTTTCCTTTCAGGCGTGTCTTCAAAAACTCGCTTAATTGGAACGCTAGCGTCTCTTCTGGCCTTCCATGTCGAAATCATTTTTGAGTGATGCTCTTCCCCGAGGTTTTTCAGGAACTCACCGATCCTTTCCTCCACTCCTTCCGACATGTTGTTCCTGTCCAAGGTGAAAGGGTATCCAGTCTCCCCCGCCTTGACCTTGGACTGGATGTTCACCGCAATGCCGCTAACGGGCAACATGGCCTTACTGCCCCATGCGGGTATGGCTATTACTTCCTTAAATTGCAATATGCCCCTATTGAGAATATAGGCAGTTACTGCGCTTTTCTCCGATAGCTTATCGCCTTCTAAAGCTAGGAGTTCTATTCGCGCCTCTGCGGTCTCTAGGACGCCTCCCTCGACTAATCGCCAACTTTTTGATTTTTTGAAATTCTCCCTCGCATCCCTTTGGGGGAACCCATAATTATCGTATCTAACGATTCCAGCCGCATCGGTTATGGGTCTTTTTTCCGGAAGGGGATTACCAGATAGGCCCGTCTGCTGTTCTTGGTTTGCTGCGGCGCTCTCTTCGTTATACGCCTCAATCAAAACATCAAATCCCTCAAGGTCAAAATCGCTAAAGAAGTCCTTGATTTCCTCGGTATTGATAATGTTTAAGGGCCTGACTGATTGCGTTCCGCTTCTAACAAAGACCTGAGACACCCCATGCCCACTATCTGTATTAACAGTTACATCTGGCATATGCTGCGCGGCCAATTCTAAGAATTGATCTGCTAAAGCAGCATTGTCCCACTCCTTGCCCTCTTTCAGGCTAGGATCAAGAAGCCCTATTACATAAGCCGTCCCCGTCTCTGTGTCTTCAGGGACAAGATCCACGGACACCTTCATGCCCGGGGTCCCATTCTCCCCCGGCGAAACAAGCTCTATTCGACCGCCGGGAACAAGGTCGCTTTGCGAGAAAGATTTCTTTACCCCCTTGTCGTCGGGATCTTGAAGCGCATACCTTTCATATGCCCCGGGGCCAATTTCCACTCGGGTTCTTATCTTTTGGCCTTCTTCGTTTTCTGTGACGGTAGTAATCCAGACATTGTTTGGACCCATCAAGAACACCAGTTTTGCAATTCCAAATCCCCCTCCTTCTCCGACCTTCTTCCCTGAAACATAGGGGACAAGAAAGGTGTTGAGAACCAGCTCCGGGGACATGCCTATTCCATTGTCGGCAAAAGACGCAACCTTGCCTTCATAGTATTCTCCGTCCTCTCTTCGCATGGGCACGGCTGGGTTGGGGCTGGCCCCCCCTCCCCTGAAATAGATGCTTGGCCGATATACTAAGTTCTTAGGAAGGTCTGCTAGGGCCCTTGTGGATATATTGTCTAGGTGAAACTGTATTGTCTTTTTGCCAAGCTCTCCTTCTGGGTCTATTCCGGCCTCTTTTAGCTCTGGCAGCACAACCTGCTCCTTAAACCGCTGAGGCAAAGAAGCGTCCATCGCGGCCTTCTTTTTCATAACGGCGTCCAAACCATTCTGGAAAAGCTCCTTAGCCAAGGTTTTAAGGGCTGTCCTCCCATACATGTTGGAAGATTGCAGCCTGAGACCCCTCCTTTTATCCATCCCCGGGATCGGGATCTGATCAAGGGGTGTCATGTCTGACGGCTTATCCGCGTCAGCATCATTGGCCCCGCGCGGCGTGGCTTCTGGGCCGAGCTGGAAAGTTGGAGGCCGGATAGAAGGCGTTGCCTCAAGGAAGTCCAGTAGGTCCCTTAGGAGTCCTATTCTTTCCTCGATATAGTCCTCAAAACTGGGGTCAACGCTGTCCTCCTCAATGTATTCATAAAAGGCTGCTTCCAATGCTTGGAAGTAATCAGACAAAGCCAATATATGAGGGACACTGTAGTCCTCTACCAATAGCTCCTCCGGAATAGCGATTTGCCAATCCATGGCAGGATGCTCTTCTTCAAAAAACTCTCCAAAGCGACCCGTCTCAAACGAGCTTAGGTCTAGCCCCTCGCTGGCGTTCTTTAGCTCGACAATGACCTCGGCTGCATTCTGGGGGTCCGCATTCCGGCCCCAGCCAGTGAAACTAGCTACTACTGCCGGGTCCTTATGGTAAACAATATCTCCATTTGACCGCACCGTGAAACCTCTGCTCTCGTAGAACTTGAGCAGTTGTGGCAATGAGAGCTGTTCCTCTGTGCCAGTTCCTGTGCGATTTTTGCTAACATCAAAGGGCTTTGCAAAACCTTCAATAAGGACATTATGCTTATCTGCTATCTCCTTTAGCTTCTCTATAACTGCTGTAGCGTTGCCTTTTCTTCTCTGGCCAAAGCTGATCAAACTTGCCCAATGCAGGTTGTCAGACGGGGATATAAACACCTCAATTGAAACACCCGTGTCAGTCACAATCTGTGCAGGGTGAAGCGGGTTTCTATCCCACCCTTCGACCTGCTCTATCTCCCGAATCGCCTCTGAGACACGGTTCCTTTTCCAAGCATCGGGCTTTGCAAGCCGGATTACCTCCGGGTCTTGTTGTAGCAAGATGTCCGGATGTTGCATGTCGAACCTTTCAGAAGGCGGGACTATTCTTCCTGTCTCAGGGTGATAAGTAACCGTGTCAGACGACTTTACCTGCGTAGGACGGAAAGCGATAACGTGTATGGTGCTTTCATCCACGCCCTTCATTGGGAACTTCTTTAGAATGTTCCGGTCAATTATTCCGTCATGGCCAAGGACCTCAAAGACCCTTCTTGCAATTTCAGGGCTGTTGCTGTCGAGGCTTTCAAAACCACCCATTCTGTCAACCCGCATCACTTTAAGTGGCGGAAGGACCTTCAGTGCTTTCTCGACCTGCTCATACCTTGGGCCGTCAAGGAGAAGCTCTTGCAAATTTTGCATGTTCTCCATGTCTGTAACTACGGTGGCTCCTTCCTCTGCCTGTATGTTCTCTTTAATTACCTCCAGAGCATCTAATACAGGATGGCTTCTTTCTCCGTTCCACTCCTCAAAGTGGACATGATTCCCCATGGAGTCTGGGCCAAACTCTGCCGGGTTTTCCAATTTGACATACAGGTCCTTAACAAAGGAGCCCTCGATGCTTTCTGAGGCCTCTTTGTCCGCAAGCATCATAGCTACAAGCTCCTTGGGCAACGAACTTTGCGCCTCTATGGCCTTCTGTTGCTCCTTAGTGGGGTTTTTCAGGATAGCTTTGGCCCTGTCTTGCACTTTTATATCCCAATCCGCCCCCTTCTTGGCGTAATTCAGTGTGGCATCGTCCCTTGTATTTGTTGTGTATATCCCATTACCCCAATCGCTTATGGGCGTGGCCTCGTCTGTATAGCCTTCAGCATCTTGAAGCACTATCGGAGCGGAGCTAATGTTGAAAACCGTGAACCTCTTTTTGGTTCCATGGAACATTGGAGACAAGTGAAGCCCAGACAAGTCGGCCAGTTTCTTGGTAAGCAATGATAGCTTTTGTCTAGCCTGTGATGTTTCCGTAGTGGTGGGTTTGCGCTCCCCGTCTTTGTATTCCGGGTATCCAGCCTCTTCGGCCAGTCCTAGCCATTCGTCGTCTACAACCCTTCTGGGGTCTTTTTGCATTAAGGGCGGCTCTGCTTTTCGCTTTCCAGCAATGCCTGCTTTTTTCAGGTCTGCTGTGTTGATTAGATCACCGGGTAGCTCTATGTGGCCGCCCGGCGTAATGATCATATTGGCAGCCATGAAGCGATGTATATCGCTCGTATCCTCTCTTTTCCGGCGGTCCTCCTGATCAGCAAGATGCTCTTCCCGAGACTTGACGATTGGGTGGTTAATCACATCGCTCGGAGCGTTTTGCCGTTCAAGGAACTCATGCAAGTCCACATCCCGAACCCTGTTCCTCTCGCTTATGGGGCTTCGGTCATAGTGAACAATTATAGCGTCAACAGGTTTTACTTCCCCGTTCTCAATAAAGAAGTTTCTTTTGTGGAGATCCCCAACCACGATGTCCTCCGCTGGATCGTAAAATAGAAATTCTTGAATTGGGATAAGGCCCCTTTCAATCATTTCATTTACCAATAATCCCTGCCTCCTAACATCCCCGCTATCGTCGTCTTGCAACCGATTGTAGTCGGGGTTTATTTTGGACAGCTCATCATGCTCCTTCGCCCACTTTTCATCTTCTACTATTAGTTTTTGACGAACGTGTGGGACAATCCTGTCCTCAAAGTTCATAAACCCAAGAAGCTCATAAGAGGTCTCAGGGAAAAGGTAGTTATGCCATATGAGGCTGTTTAGATACTCCAGTATGGAGTCCTCTCGGACTGTTGGGGCGTAGATTTTCTCTACATAACCTCCCCTTAACAGAATCTTATGCTCGTATCCTCCTTGTGGGGCTTTGGGGTCGTTCTTGTAAAACTCCTTGTGCGCCTGCCACCACGACACATTATCGTTGATGAAATTGTTTTCTTCCGCCCACTCCCGAACAAGGATCTGCTCGGCCCCATAAGCGCCAGCGTTGCTTTTAAGGCTAGTAAGACCCCTTTTTGCGGCTGCGCTTAGGATCTCATTGAACGCTTCATCTGTTCTATAAAGGCTTTCGAGGAAAGCGTAGGCCTCTTGGCCTTGTAGGCCAAGTCCTTTGATACCTTCTCCTTTAGCCTCTTCCGACGGGCCTTTCTCAAAGATTCGGGTGCCGACGTTCTTCTGGCCGGGAGCGAGCTGGAAGGTGGGGCTAGATTTTCGTCCTCGTCTTGAGGTGACCCCAGTTCCAGTAGTGCGACCTGCTCCAGTGACAGGTTTCTTCCTATCCTTGCCCAGTCCTTTTGATACTCCTTTAGGGCCTCTATCTCTTCTTCCGGTAAACCAGTCAGGATAGAGGGGTCCGGATCTGTTGATGATGATTTGTCTTGCTCTGGCATTGCCGTTATTCTTCCACGAATTTTTGGTAAGAGCTAGACGTTTTTTGCCGCGCTCCCCAGTCTTCTCGGTTGTGGGGTGAATCACACGGATGCCCTCCCAGACAATCGACTGCATCTGGCGGGGCATCAGGCCCCTTCTGCGAGCCGCTTCCCTGTATGCGTCAACATACAAATGGTATGTGCCATTTACTCCTTCATTTGAATTTGCAATGGCCTCCCCAAAGTTTTGCTTCACAGGGAGGGCCTTGCCTCCGTATGGCATGAGATGGGCTGCTGCTATGGCATGTGTGTCCATCGTCACATCACCCATTGGGCTATTGGGGGCAACGATGTTGTTGTAAAAGTTTCTGACCTTGTGGTAGGTCCCCAAAGCCTTGTTTAAGCTCTCAAGGCTTCCGTTGTCTAGAATTGCAACAGCATTAAGGATCTCCCTAGTGCTTCCCCAGCTATGGGTTGAGGGGTCACCCTCTTCCCCTCGTTTGAGCTGCTTTGCTGTCGGCTTCTTCCTTTGGACATCAATAATGTCGCCATCGGGGTTGCGAACATTATATTCATTGCCCCAGTGATGATCAGCGAGAAGGCGTATTGCCCACGCCTGATGGCTTTTGCCTAGTTTTTTAAGTTTCCTGATTGTCAGCCCCTCAAGAGCCTCCAATTGCATTCTTCTCTCCTCGCGGACCATTTCGTCCTGCCTCCTGTTATAGGCAAGCCTTACCTCCCTTTGGCTTGGAGTTTCCCCGTCTTTTCGGGACCGTTTTTTGGTCTGGGACGCCTGAGCCCCGGCAATTATGCGCTCCATGGATTCCCCATGGGTCTCGTAGCTAATGACCTCGTTTTTGTGGTTCGTGTAAATGTCGATTAGCTTCTCAGCCTGATCGACATTCTTAAACCAATTGTTCTGAGGCGAAAGCACGGCGATGACGCCAGCCGTCTGGACTTTTGTGTATCCGTATCTTCTTGCAAATGTGTTTGCAAGTTTGCTAGCCCCATCATACCAGCGCGTTGCTTCCGCCCGGACTCGGGCTGGCAGGGCATCGTGGATTGCCAAGAGGTTTTCCACCATCCATTCAATCGCCAGCTCTCTTTTTCTGTAAGGGTTCTTCTCGTTAAGAATGCTCTTGGGTAGATGGTCGTAGTTAAACGCCTTCATGTGCTTCGCAAGAAGCTCCTCACTGACCATGGCCCCAGAGATATTGGACTTAACATCCCTTCTCTTGGGGGCGTTTTTACCCGTTGGTAACGCGCTGCCGACCCTGAACCTGTCGTTTCCTGCGTTAGGCTTTGATACGACTGCTTTTTTCTGGAACAGGAGTGACGATGATAGTTTTTCCTTGAGAGCGGACCACTCAGATCCAAGGTCTATTCCTGCGTAGAACTTCCCTTCATGCTCGATGACTTTTGCTGAATCTCCATAGAGAGGCCTGTATAGGCTTTCTACCAGCTTTTCAGCAGCCTTGCGCTTCTTGAATCCGGCCTGAGGCCTTCCGTTTGGCAACGCAAGAACCAAGTCCTTTTCATCCACGGCAATCGCTCCATTAAGAAGCGCCTTGTGCAGTTGGGCTGTTCTTACCGCATTTGCCCCCAAGGAGTTCCCGACAACCTCGTTATCTGCAAATAATTCCCCAAACGCCGCTCTAGCCTCTTCAGTGAGCCTGTATCCTCCCGTCTTTGTTACGTCTTTGTAGATGGCGTAAATTGCTGGAGCTAACTCCGAAAAGGCTCCCTGCAATTCTGGGTTTGGGGATTTGCCTTCTTGCAAAAACGCCTCAAGACCTTCTGCCATTGTTTCAAGAGGCGTTGCGGGATTAACCTCCTCTGCCCATTTGGCCATCGCCTCGGCGTTTTTTACCCCTATGGTTGTGTCTAAGAGGCTTTTTCCGGAGTCGGGATCTTTAACATGTTGCAATACATGAATAAACTCATGCAGCAATGTCGTCACATCTCCCGTATCAGAAATTCCCACATACACTCTAGATGCTGCCGGGTCTACTTCTGCTAGGCCCTTTACCCTGTGTTTGGTGGCACCTATTTTTCTTTTCAGGTGTTTCCTATACTTAACGTCTGCCTTTGCGTATTTCGCGTCTTGATCTCTGGTTACCTTTTCAATCTTTTTGTCTACGTCAGCCAGCTCTTTTTTGAGCTTGGCCGCCTTGGGATCAACTCCCCCTTCCCACCCAAGTGCAAGGTCTTCAGTTGCAATAGCCGCTATTTGCTCAGTTATCTGCTCTTTGCGAGATACAAGCTGTTGCAATTTTTGTAGCCCCTTTTCAGAAGTCCCTTTTCCGACCAAAGCCAAGAATCTGTCTCTAGCTCTTCGGAGTGTTGGGATGACTGCGGGGTTTCCATCTGCCACATCGGCGGTAACGGAGGTAACCATCCTGCTGGCTGCCAAAGCCCTACGAGCGCGTTCCGTGAAGGTCGCGTTTTCCAGAACGGAGCTAAGGTCTTCATTTATATTTGAGAGCTTTCCTAAATAGGACCTGATTGCGTCTTGCAGGGCCAGTTGCTTATCCGCTTTGCCTGTGCGAGAAGCCTCTGCAAGTGCATCTGCAAGAGAAGTAAATTCGCCTCCAACTTTTAGCACGTTTGTAAAAGAGTAGATAGTCTCTTTTGAATAACCCGTCCTAGTTGACACTGTTGCGACAAGGTCCTTGAGGATACGTAACTGCGAGTTTAGTTCCTCAATTGACAGGCGGCCCTTTACGACCTGCATGGCCTCGGCAGTTTTGGCTGCTTCGTGGAACGTGTCTTCGTATTTGTGCGCGTTTTTCTCTCTTGCCTCTGCGCGAGTTGCAAAAATTTGCGTTCGCCCCCCGGGGAGAGTTACTTCGTATTGGCCTCCCCGTAGCCTTCTAATATTTGGGGGAAGAACCACATCTTTGCGGTCTGTGATGCGGCTTTCTGGAATGGCTACGCCGAGATCGGCAAGAACTCTATCGCTTGTTTGCTCAGTAATAAGCGCCATCGCCATGCGCTCATAAAATTGCAACTCCTTTTTCAGAGCTGGATTATCGGCAATGATAGTTTTGATCCGATCTAGGAATCTTCTGAGGTATTTAAGGAATAGGCCAAGGGGCCCGTTTTTAACTGCTGCTCTGTCCGATTTCCTTCTCCCCGTCTGCTTTACTACCTGCCGCATGGTGGCCACCATCAGTGGGTCCAAAAGCTGGTTTTCCACGAAATAGCGGAGCGCGTCAGCATCAGAAACTTTTTCGCCTTTGACCTTCTCGGCTCTCTTGGCAATCAGCTCTTGGGCCTTCTTTGGCAAAAAGCCAAAGAGGGCCTTAGCCTCTTCATCGGTAAGCACTTTTGAAGTGGCCAGCTCGACCAGTATTTTGGCGGCTACCCTTCTCTGCTTTTGGTCAGACATTTCGTCTACCTTAGAGCTGAGAATTACATCTCCATCTTTGGTTATGACGTAATCTCGTCCTTTGGGGACAGGAGTTTCCTCCGTCTCAGTAATAACCCTTTCTACTAGCCCTGATCCCTGTAAGGCGGAAGCTACATCTCTGCTCTCCTTTAGGGTTTTGGCGGGGGGAGCCTTTTTGGTTTTCTTGGGCTCGGTCTGGAGTGTTGGGGCGTCTCTGCCAAGCTCTTCAACCGCGAATATTGTTTCGGGGGCTTTTATTTCTCCTATCGCCGCGTCCTCAGCTTCCGCCTTAGTTTCCGCTTCTACCTCAACTGTTCTAGTCTTCCCTTTTCCAACATTGATTGTGACCCTCCACTTCTTCTTCCCTCCGGAGGGAGCGGCCTCCTCGCCCTTTACATCCTCTGCAATAATCCACTTCCCTGCCTCTTCCTCGACAACACTAAACCCCTCAGAAGGCAGCTTGCCGTCCTTAATCAGCTTTTTCAGCCGTATCTCGGCGCTTGCGCGTTTGGAATAATGCTCCCCTTTCGAGTTGCGAATAACCTGCCTGCCGCCCTCAACAGCCGCTCCTTTTATCTTGGATACGTCTGGCTTGGCTGCCTCAGGCTCTGTTTCTGCTGGCTTGGCTTCCGGTTTGGCTTCTGCCTTTTCTGTCGGCTCCGGTTTCTCCTCAGCCCTTGCCTCTGCCTTAACCGTTTCCTCTGCCTCTGGAAGAGGGGTTTCTCGTATCTGTTTAAGTCTGGCTTCCTCATTTAGGGCTATTAAAAACTCCCCCGCATCAGGGTCCATTCTCTGGACCGCCTTAATCCCGTCCTTTGTGATTACGAGCTGCCCGTTTACCTCCCTAATAGCAGGGTTTCCTTGCTCGTTAGCCGCTTGGTTTACCGCCCTGAACTCGGCAGCAGTTAGCTCGCTATCGTCATTAACCTTGCCGCTTGCAATTTTAATGAGGCCGCGAACCTGATTAACGCTGTCAATTTCGGCCTGCGCCTCAGCAACCAGCTCCTCATTGCCCAGTCGGTTGTAATAGTTCCTGCTGCCAAAAGCCGATTCCTCTCTATTGTTGAGATTCTTATGGGCCTCAATTGCAACTTGCAAATTTCTGGCTGCGACCCCGCCATCATTAGACCCCTTGCCGGGGTTGTAGTTTACCAGTTCCAGCCCGGCCTCAACTTCCTCTTGGGTGTATTCTGTTTTGCCAAAAACATCACCAAGTGCTGCGCGAGCAGTTTTGGGGTCAGCGAAGTTCTCGACTGTCATCCCGGTTCTTCCGGCAGACATGGTGGCCCCCATAAAGCCGCCCAATACTAAGCCAGCAGCACCAGCATACGCTGCCGTGCCCATGATTTCTGAGAAACTTGCATCATCAAATGCCAAGGCAGAAAGAAACTGATCAGTAAATTCCTCAGCGCCCTCAAAGGCTGATGCCTTCACAACCTCCTTGAACGAAGATATGAACTTCTCTTTTCTTTTTGTCCCCTCTGCCCCAATGGATCTCCAGAAATCTCTAACTGTCCATTCGTTTACTTTTCCTCTTGCGAAAACCTTTTCGACACCCGTTGACCCAAAAGCCCTGACGACTGTCGCGGTAAGAACGCCTGTAACCATCGCTCGTCCAGCCACCGCTTGGCTTGATGCCAAGTCGTCTTCTTCTTCAGCCGTGAGAGCCCTTCCAAGTTCTGCCTCCCTCTTGGATTTGGCTTCCTCGTAATAATGAGACCAGCTTAGTCCCGCAGACTGGAATCCAGCTCCAGCGGCAGACCCCCGGAGACCCCATTTTTTGGCCGCGTCCTGAAGGAATTTGTCTTTTTGCTTCTTTGCAGCCGCCTTGCTAAGAACCCCTCTTGTAACCTGCCTGCTGACGGATCTCTCGATCCCTTTGACCATGACCTTTGATGTCGCTGTGGCAGAGGCCCCCACGCCCGGGATTAGCGAGAACAACAGTGAAGGGCCCTCCTCAAGAAGTATATCGGAGCCTTTAGAAAGCCATTTCAGGGGGCCAAGATGATCAAACGCTGTCCCCAAATATTCTGCCCCTTCCCTTTGCTCAGCCAGCGCATGGTGAGCATTTATTGTAAGGTCTTTCGCTCCGGGTATTGCAAGAACTGCTCCGATTCCAGTAAGGGTTTGCCAAGCCTTACCGCCTCCCATCATAAGCATCCGAGCAGGCCGCCCTATTGTCGCCCCAAATCCATCTATTTTATCTGAGTATGTGGCAACATACTCAGCCATCTGTTCATTGTAGCTGGGTATCTCCCTTAGCTCCTTTGCATGAACCTCCTCTAGACCCTCTATCTCGGTTTCAAGATCCTCCCGGCTTTTTCTTAAAGCTGAGGCGTCTCCTCCCCTATACTCTTTTTCGTTTATTGTAGCCGAAAGCTCGCGCAGCTCTTCTTTGCGATCATCTATTGCTTTTCTTGTGGCTAATGCTGGTCTTGAAAACTTCCTTTTGAACTCCGCAGGGGTGGGCGTTCCTCCGAATATTTCTGGAGTAATGCTATAGGCCGCTTGGGCCGCATGATCTACGCCGCTCAAATATGTCGTCAACAACCTCTGGTATGTCTCGTCAGATAAATAATGGTTCTTAATGAACTCCGGTGCCTCGGCGGATCTAACTGCTTCTGCGTAGGCCTTCTTGTTGTTTATGTTTAGCTCTGGATGGAGCATGATGCTCCCATCACTTCTGAACCTTGAGGGCTCCTCTCCAACTTTCTTTGGCCACTTTTTGAACGTCAGTTGTATGTTGTCAAAAGCCTCACCTATTTCTTCTCCCGTGTATCCAGCCTCTCTTAGATTATCAATGAGTCTGTTTATCCTATTCTGGTGACCGGGCTGTGTCCCGTATTGCTTTCCGGGCTTTGCCGCCTTTAACCCCACCGAGCCCCATTTAAGTACGCCCCCCAAAAAATCCGCCCCAGCCGCAGCAACATTCATAGGCTGCACCCAAAATGGAGCTTTGCCGATATTGTCAGCAGAACTCGGCCTTACATACAAAGGCATCAAAAATTCAACGTCTTCCGCGAACTCTGGAGTTACATCATATCCATGCTTGCCGAGTGCCTTTAGTAGAGCCGGACTGTTTCCGGATGACTGAAAAATTGCAGACACAAGATCCCCGTAAAGGTCCCCGGATCTTTCAAACCTTTGTTGAACCCCCTCGTTTATCCTGTTCTGAATTTCGGCCAGTTTTTGAGCCAGATACTCCTTTTTGTTTTCAGGGGTGTTGGTCAGCTTTTTGCCTGTGACATAGTCGTCCCCCGGGACCCCTTCGTCTCCTGAGATTCCCCAAGACCCCTTGACACCATACTCGATGTCGTCAGGTATTGCCTTTATCCCTTTCTCGAAAGTCTTGACCCACTCATCGTAAGCATCATTAACCTCTTTGCCGTATGAAGGGCCCATTGCCCTTTTGCCCTTAAACCCTATCCTGTTAAACTCTTTTTGCTGCTCCCTCATGGAAGCAACAATTTGCTTCCTTGCCTTGGCGGCAGCCTCAGCGGCCTCCTTGGCTCGCGCACGGCCAAAGCCGTCATAGTCTTCTATCGCATCTCCAATTATGGGCCTAAGCAGATCCAAGGACTCTCCTCTTTGATGAGCAGCCTTAATCCCCTTGTCGTATTCATACCTCTCTCTCAGGTAGTCCTTTGTAATTTCCGCCCACTGCTGCCTAAGA